CACGGGATGATCTCCAGCGCATCAAGGATCGTGATCTCGGGCACCACCTCGCAGTACCGGTGTCGACCGCCCGTGCCGCCGTGCATGGCAACCTCTGACAGCGAGATGCCGTGCGGGGCGGCGTCAAACCGCCAGAGCCGCCGCGACTGCGAAAGCTCCACCTGCCGCCCGTGCTGCGCGTCCAGCGTACCGTAATGTACGCCCGACGCATATGTGCGGATGATGCACTTCTTGCCGATGTGTGGGCAGGCAGGCTGCTGCGATGCGCCGCCAAACATTTCAGTCAGGGTCTTGATCTGTCCAAGTGTCAGGTCGTTGATGTTCATGGTCGTTTTCCTTTTCGGTTAATCGTTTTAGCCTCTTTGATCCGCGCAAACGCCGCGTCCACAGCGCCAACGGGCCAGCTCAACGTCGCGTCCACAGCGCCAACGGGCCAGCCCTCTGCCACAACCAGCGTCTGCTTGATCTGTGCCGCCGTTAATCCCTTCCACCGCAGGTGCTGCACACGCGGCAGCAGTTTCAGGACCACGGCCTTTTGATTATCATTTAGCTGCATGGGTTTTCCTTTGCTCCATCTGGTCCTTCACCGCCTTCGCCATCTTGGCCTCCAGATCGTCACTCATCTTCAAACCCCCTTTCCATAATTGGATGGACAACGTGCAGGGTGATGCGGACCTGATCGTATGCAGGCTTGGTGTTCATCAGCCGCTCTGCCTGCTGTCTGGCTGCATGCTCCGCGGCCGCACCTCCCAAGGTGCGGCAGCAAAAGTCATACTCATCAACAACGAAGTCTGACGACCGCCGCGCGTACATTCGGTAAAACCGCTGCACCCCGTCATCGGCAGGGCCGATCCTTGCAACCTCACTCATCGCCTGTTTCCTCGATTGCCGACAACGCAGACGACGCCATCTCGCGTGCATCTGGATCATCGCATAGCGCCAAAACCTCCAGCGCCCGCATGGCGATCTGCAACTTGCCGCGCAGATGCCGCGACTCCACCCGGTGCATGTCGCACAGCAAAGGTCCCCACTTAGTCATCCTTCTTCCTCCATCACATCCGCAAACACCGCAAAGGCAAACGACACAAGGTCCCCGCCCTCCGGAACTTCCTGCGCCAGCCACTGACGCACCTCAAAAGGAGCCTCGCGAGAATGCTTGGAGACACTGCCCAAAGACATGTCCCGAGCCTCCCACAAACGCCGACGCAACGGACACGGCCGAGGATCCCGCAAAAGACCCTTCTTCCGCAAACGAAAAATCATGTCGTACACATGCTGACGCTTCCAACCCAGCAAATCCGCAGCATCCGCCACATCACCGCGCGCCTCACGCAGCGCAGCAACAGCCCGACGCTGCTTCTCCGTACGCAACAAACCAACGTCAAGCTGATCAAGCTCAGACATACTCAAAAAGGACATTCCAATCCCTCCCTGTACCATGCCGGGTAGTTCCCCGGACTCTTCGTTCCACACACCCGCAAAGGCGTACCACGATCCTCGCGCCGCGGCCCTCGGACCCCAAGCTCATCCAACAAACGATCCAGATCAGTCATCCAAATCATCCTTGCACATACCGTCCAAAAGAGCTTTGCCTTCGTCCGGCAGACACCAGTACAAACGACCCGCCCTCTTCTCCGGCGAAGAATGAAGCGAGATCCGCTGCACGCGGCCCTCAAGAAATAACGCCTCAAGCACAGCCGTCAGAGATCCCCTCTTTTCAGGGGTCGTCAAAAAAGCAAAGCCCGAAGCGCTGTACAGAACACCCGGCTTCATCACAGCCAGCATCCCGGCAGCTATCTCTTCCTTGAAGGTCATCGGCTTGGTGTAGACAGGCTCTGGCGCAGGGACGGGGGCAGGCTCTGGCGCAGGGGCAGGCTCCTCCACCCGCAGCGGCTCCGTCGAACGCACCGCAAACAAGGCACGAAACGGAACAGACTCCGTCACTGAATCCTTGTAGTTGCCAACAACGGTCATCTCCAAAACCTCACCCTCAACCAAGTCCAACCGCTTCGCAATCGAACGCGTTATGAAAACCGACTGACCCGAACCCAAAACCGCAAACGCACTGCCACCCTTGTGGACAGTCTCGACAACCCCACGACAGATCACAGGCTCCTCCAAAGACAGCTTCGACGCCATATCAGCAACCGAGCTCTTCATAAGACCCTTGGGCGCGGACGACGTCTCCCGTACCGCGGACGACGTCTCCTGTACCGCGGACCGCGGACCTTGGTCCTGCAAGTGCTTTGCCAAATCAGTGAAGCTTTTCATGATCTACTCCCATGCTTTCAAAATCAAAGTCCTCAGTGTCAGGCCCAATCCGTTGGGCCACCAGCATAACCAGCTGCTTCTTCGCCTCGAAAGGCAGCTCATACGCATCCATCAGACCACAAAAGAATACGGCCATGTCCGGAACCGTAAGCCTGTCGGGCAAATGGCCCGCCGCCGCCTGAAAATGGCCCGCAAGTTTTTCTTTCTCTAAGGGTGTTTCGTCGTCCATCACGACCTCCTCTGGTTTCCAACGTCTTGTGTATAGTGCGCAAGTGTGGGTGGGGTCAAGTGCAGATCACAGATCTTGGTTTTTTTGTTTACCAGAGCACGTAAGCAAAAGAGCTCGGTTTACGGATCGCGGACCGCGGACCGTGCTTACATGTTTACTATAGTTCCTAGACCCCCCGATTTCATTTTTTGTTTTTTTCTTTTTTTCTCCCGTAAACACTGTAAACACCCCCTGTTTCTCCCTCTAACCTCTTGTTTTTCTTATGTTTTAGTGTTTACATTCCTGTTTTTCTCTATGTAAATGTTTACATTATTTTACCCCCATATTTGTAAACATTTCGCCGATCCCTTTCAGGTTGTGGACCTCTTGTAAACACTCAACCGTCTAGTGCCTCCTAAAAATGGTTCTGTTTTCGCGGAAAAAGAGGGGAAAACGGTGGGGAGGACTATAGGAAAATCCCCTCCTGAAGACTGTTCGAAGGCCAGACTTGGTGGTAAAACGCAAGTCAGCATCAGGAGGTTGGCATGCCTAAACGCAAGACCAGACTGCAGAACGACATGGAAGAGATGGGCATCCCCAAGGGGGCAGGCCACGCGATATCGCCGAACGACAAGCGAAGAGTGCCTGTTCCTCTGAGTGTCAAGACGCAGGCAGAACAGCAGATTGAGATCGACACAGGCAAACGCCTGTCCATGCGGGCTCGAAAGTTTGCGGAGCTCTACGTGGAAGGGCTCCACACACTGTCGCAGTGCGTGCGCGAGGCGGGGTTTAAGGGCGTGCCTGCGGCCTATGGCCAGCACCTTCTGGACCCGCACAGAAGCCCACAGGTTGTGGCTCTGATCCGCGAGCTTCAGGAACAGCGGCAGCGCCGGTACGGTGTGACCCTCGAAGGCCAGCTGAAACGCCTGTCTGACCTGTCGCACGGCGCAGAATCCGCCAACCAGTTTTCGGCAGCGATCAACGCGGAGAAGCTTCGTTCTGTGCTGGGCGGCTTGACGGTTGACCGTCGCGAAAACATCAACACGGTCGATGACATGACGCGTGACCAGATCGTTGACCGGCTGGAGGCTCTGATCGAACGGTATCCGCAGCTGGCCAGCCTCAAGGACGTCACACCGAAAACACCCGTGGAGGCTATCGTTGGCACAGACACCGGAAGCGAGACTTTGGACATCGATGCGGAAGAGCTTACCGAAGGGGGCGACCGCACAGAGGATTGAGAACAGATCGGGCACAGGCATGCCTGACGTTCTCATCACGTGGAATGGTGTTGATCTGTGGGTCGAACTGAAAGCGCTTCCAAACGAGCCTGTTTCTTCAGATTCTTTTAAAGTTCCGTGTTGGCTGTGTTCGACGGACGATCTGGACCTGTTAAGGATAGATGTCGAAAAACTGAAAGTCAGGCCCAGCCAAAAGGCCTTTGCTGTAAAGAGGATTTCATGCGGCGGCATCAGTTTCGTTCTTGCTTCGCACCGCGGTTCGAGGAGAAAGAGTCTTTATTTACTGACACTTACCGAGGACCCCGGTCTTGCGGCCCTGCGGCTCTGTGTTTCTGAGGACTGGGACCGGGTGTTCGAGGTCCTGCGGCTCTGCGGCTCTGCGGCCCTGCGCCGTTGGTTATAAATGTTGAAAAAGTGAAAGCGCGGCCCTGCGGCGCTGGCCTTATGGTGCGCGAAAACTGGACCTATGCCCTGCGGCCCTGCGGCTCTAGGTTAAGTTTTTCTTACACAAGCGAGCGTGGGCAGGCCTGATTTATCACCATTAGTTTTTGAAAACGGGCCCGCGGCGGGATGGTTCCGCGGGCCCGGATTTTCTACCGGTGACGGCGCTGCCATTCGCGCAGGAAAACGCCGTATTCGGCCCTGCGGCCTTGCGCCCACAGCTGCTGCAGGTGCGCGTCTAGCTCGTCGGGGGTTAACCCCGCCAGCGCGGCGGGGTTTCCCATGTATTTGTCCGGGTTCATTATCTGTGCTCCACGATTGCGATGGATTTTGCGGCGGTGCCGCCTTTGCAAAGCTTGCACGCGGTGCATTGCACGCGGCGGCCCGCCTCTTTTGATGCCGGGCAAAGCGCCTCGCGGCTTGGCACAACATCCGCCAGCGACGGCACCACGCGGAACGTGCGGCGGCCCGCGCGCCAGTGGCTTTGGGCTGTGGTCAGATCATCCGCGGATTGCATTGCGATGTCCGGCCGCCAGCCGCTTTGGTGGCTGTAAGCTGTCCACGTGGTGGCCTCTGATAACAGCTCGTCCCAAGTGGCCTGCGGCACTGCGCCGGGGTCGCCGTACGTGCCGACGCGAACAAACCGGCCGCGGCCCATGGTGCGCGCATCGCCGTGCGCATAGACGCCGCGCTTGTATGCGCGCCACGTGATCAGCACGCCTTGGCCAAGATTGACGTAACAGCGTCGGCCTTTGGCAATCTTGCGTGCCGGATCCGCGGTCGGCGTGCCGCGCATCACGCAATCGCCGCAAATGCTGTAATCCTCGCCCGTTTTCGACGCCTCGCGCGGGTCAATGTCGCTGCGCATCACATACGTTTGCACAACGCGCCCGGTCTTTTTGTTCCGGTCAGAATAGACGGCGACAACAACAACTGGCTTTCCGTCTAAGAGGCTTGGCCCCTCATAAAGAATTGCGCTTTTCATGGGATTTCCTCCGCTTGCTTTCGACTTGCGCAGAATACGCAACTTTCCACGCGATTGCAAGGCATTGTCGCGCGGCATCACCAAAAAATGCAAGCGCGCCAATGCCTTGCGGCCCTGCGGCCCTGCGCGCTTTTCTTTTTGATCTTTTGCCTTGCGGCCCTGCGGCCCTGCGCGCATCTTCGAACCTCGGCCCAAGGCCCGAAGGGCCGTGGGCCTTAAAGATGTGTGAGCGAAGCGAACTCATTGTTCTTAAACCGCTGCCGAAGGCAGCTGATCTGTGTGAGCAAAGCGAACTCATTATCCCTGTGGTGAAAGTAAAACGGGGCGACCGAAGCCGCCCCGGGTTGGGTTACGATTCGTTGGCCAACAGTTCCGCTGGCGTCGGCAGGTACGGCTTGGTAATGCCGTATGCCTCAAGCCACTCCGGCTCCGCTGCGTACAGCGTGCCGTAGCGCAGGACCTCGCTGCGGTATGTGTCGCCAAGCTCGAAGCTGCCGAAGGTGTTGTCTGACTTGGCAGCTACGAGCCAGCGCGCGTAGGGGTCCTTGGCCTCGTGCTTGGCCATGCGGTACGTCTTCAGCAGACGCCACTCGAAGTCTCCGGCCCGGAAGATGGCGTACGGGTTGTCCTTGGTGCGTGATTTGGCGAAAGGGTTAGGCATTGGTAAGCTCCTCTATCAGCTTGTTGAGATCGGCGATGGCAGCTTTGTACTGCCCCCGCTTGTACTTCTGACCGGTCAGCTGTGTGACTTTGGCCAGAATCTGGGTGCCCGACATGCGGCTGTTGCGCATGCCAGCGTCGAGCATTCTGCAGTGGCCCCGAAGGACCACCGCACCGAATCGTTTCGGGTCGTACATCAGAACAGCACCTCGTCTTCGATGGTGCGTGGGCGTACGTGAGCCAGCCCACGTACCCACGACTGATACCCGTCGTCGTGGCCGATGACGTGAGCCTCGCCATGCACCGCCTCCCATGCGCGCAGGAAGACGCTGCAGTCGAGGTCTTCTTCGAGGTAGAAGACTTGGTCGCCGTCGCGGTAGCTGTAGGCGCTGAAGTCTGCCTCGTCGAGGTTGCAGCTGTGCAGCTGGTCAGCGGTTACCTTGAGCCAGCCGTGACCCGCGTCGTAGTGAAGAGTAAAGGTTGCCATTGTAGTTCCTCCGTTGGTTAGGTGGGGCGACCGAAGCCGCCCCGGGTTGGGTTAGCGCTTGTCCTCAAGGATGTTTTCGGACAGCTTGGTCATCATGTCCGTCAGCGGGTTGAGGAAGGCGACGTCGATGCCCATGTTGCGCCCGCTGTCGATCAGCCGACCGACCTGCCGGATGAACGCGTTGTGCTCGCGCTCCGCCGGTGTCGGGATGCTCTGGATGAAGCCCATCGCGTCCCGCATGGCCCCGTCGAGCCATACGTCGAGATCGAAGCAGCTATCGTCGTCCGTGTCCCGCGCGATGAACTCGTGCCGCTCCGAGGTGTAGTCAGGCGTCTCCCGGTAGCTGACCTCTAGCCGGACGGCGCTGATGCCGTCGCCCCAAAAGTTCAGGTTGACGCTTCGACCGCCAATGCCCTCGACGGCGTCCAGTGCAGTCTGCAGTTCGCGGATACGGGTCGAGATAGTAAAGGTGTCCATCTTGTTTCTCCTTTTCGATGGGTTTTGTATCGAAATTTGATACTTTTTCAGGAGATCGAACCGCTGGCGGATTGAGAACCCCTTGAAACACTTCGTGACGCTTTGCTCACGAAGTGTTTCAACCGATAGGCGAGCAATGATGCTACGTCACCAAGTCCACGGAAAAACTAAAATGCGTCAAAAAATAGAGGCGATATGACTCTATTTTTTGACACCTTACCGTGGCGGTGATGTTGCGTCATTGTGAAGGGGGTTCTCGATTCGTGATTGGGGCACCTACACTGACCTACTCTGCGTTTGCCTTACCACGATGAACTATCCATGGTCAGTGTAGCGGCCCAATCTATCCAGCGGAATTTGATAGTCTTACGCGCAAGGGGAACGGGGCATCCCGCTCGGCCTCACTCCAGTGAGGCACTGAGCGGGATAGGGCGGCAAAAGCGGGAGCGCCGCCCGGCCCCATCGCCAATCGGGGGGCCGCAGCTGCGGTCGCCAAGATTGGCGATCAGGATGCGGTGACCGCAAGCAAGGCTGCAGGCCGCGTCTTGCATCGCGAATCTGGCCCGCCCCATCGCGCGAATCTGGTCCCACACAGAGCTCGCGTATGGGGTGAGGACTGATTCGCGATTGGTTAGCAGGGATCCAAGGGACAGCGACTGCGTCCCTTGGGCGACTGCCGTTCGCAGACGGCACGATGCACGGGGGCTCAATGCCCTCGTGCATCGTCCCTTCGCGCGTCTGCGCGCTAAATGTAATAGCCCGGACACTCACCCGAAGGGCAGAGACGCCGAAGGTGGCTCTGTTCATGAGTGGCCGGTTAACAGCTCCAAAAACCTCTGACACACGCGCCGCGCGCCGCGGGTCTGCAAGCTGATACCCTTGCTTCCGCGCAACGCAAGACAATTACCTTGCAGCGTCTGGGGGTTACTCCTGCCTTCGGGCACAAGGCCTCGGTCAACCCCGACCCCGGGGACCCCCCTTAGAACGGGGTCCGGTGCTGCAGCCTCTGTATTTGTTGGAATCGCTAAGTCATTCGGATGTAATTTTGTTGGAAAAATTTTTCGCAGAATTTTTTCATTGGGACTTGCGCAAAGGGCCCAAGGTCCGCGGTCCTATAAAATGGTTACGTGGTGTGGTATATCTTTGGTCAGGGAACCGGGAGGCGCGAGCCATGCGCCACACGCACGACACGGGCCGCGCAGGGGAGTTCTTGGCGGCTTATATACTGGAGACGTTTGGCGTTGAGTGTCATCACGTTGACCGTGACGGTGCGGACCTTTGGTGCAAGGTCCGCGGTACGTTGGTTGGTGTTGAGGTGAAGACGTCTCGTGAGCCGAGGACTTCTCGTCCGGACCGTGGTTCTACGGTTCGTTATTCGTTTTACACGTCTCGTTTGAAGGATGCTCCGTGGCATTGTTTTGTGGCGTTGGACCGTCAGTTATTGTTGATGCGTGTTACTTCGGGTTTGCCGAGGACTACGCATATTGCGCCTTCGGAGTTTAACGAGGTGTCTCAGCGTCGGACTGTTGAGGAATTTTTGGCGGATCCACTTGTTGACAGTAAACAAGGGGAAGGGTAGAAGTGTTTTAGAG